AAGCGACCCGGCCGGATAATTCCAATACTGTTGCCCCATGTACGGGGAGAGCATGACCTGCAATTCCGGGTGATCATCCATGAAATCCATGATGGCATCTTGAACGCCGTACTTTCTGGTTAGATGCGAGTCGTGAAAAACCAAATGGCCGTTCGGCAACAGATTGTCATACCATGCCAAGATATCGCCCATGCAGCCGCCATAGCTGTGATCACCGTCAATGAACAACAGATCGATTTCGCCGACGTCATCGCGCTTTTGTTTGCCATCGCCGACGATCAACCGAACATTGCCGCCGACCCGGTGCCGCTTGAAAATCTGGCTCAATGCATTGTCATCCTGCGGCTTAATGTCGACGCTGTGAATGGGGGCCTCGGGAATGGCACATGCCAGGACAAAGGTTGAGCCGCCGCGATAGCGCCCAACCTCGACGGCGCCGTGCTTTACCCGCCGCGCAACCGCAAACAAATATTGCACTTCCCACGGGCACATGCCGATGAAATCCGTCGGAAGGTTATGCATCACCGGCGGCGGCAATTCGTCGAAGCGCCGCCCCTTGTTGACGCTGCGCGCTGCCCAGGCAAAATTTCCTTTGAAATCTTCCCAATTCATTTCCAGTTACCGTTTGCGTGCCACTTGTCGCGCTCGGCCCGCCATTCATCGGCATAGGCCACATTCTCAAAGCCCGGCATCCATGGGCCGCCGGATGTGAAGTGCACCACCTTCGGATCGGCGATCGGTTGCGAATAGCCTTCCAGCCAATTCCAAGTCGGCTCGAGCTCGCCGATTTCATGATCCGCCAACCAGCAAAAATGATGTAGGTCACGCCCGACTATCTGATTGACCATCTCGACCGTCAGCGACGCATTGGAAGGATGCGACACGTTTAGCACCATCAGGCTCGACCAATTCTTACGGGCATACGTGGTTTGAATTTCGCCGCTCATCTTGATTGCTTCGCGCGGCTCATGCTTATGCTTGACACACCACACCGCCTTGCCCGGATCGGCCTCACACATTTCAAACACCCTGGACAAGTCGCCGCGGATCAGCATATCGCAATCCAAAAACATCGCGTAACCGTGCCGCGCCAGATGGCCGATCAAAAACCGGCTGATGGCGAATTCCGTGGCCATCGGCGCATTGCTGATGACATCCCACAATCGCCCATCGGCCTTGCGCTCGGTCGGGCGGTAATAAAGCCCGCCGTTGCGCAACTGCTCGAGCACAAGGCTATAAACCGGTATCGTCCTTTTCATATGCTTTCTGATGCTGTAGCGGCACACATGGAAAGCCTCTTGCTCGCGCGGATCCCAGCCAAGCCAGATCGATCGCACCTATAACCCCCATTGCTCCAAGGCCTGCTCGAGCGATGCGCGCCGGAAACATTCAATTCGGCTGATCTCGGAAACGTTGACGACATCGACCCCTAATTCCTCGAGCTTGGGCATGATGTTCTGCATTGCCTCAAGCCATCGCTGAAAATTCAACTCATCCGGATTGTTGGCGCCGTGCCAGAAATTCCGCCCGTACCAGTGCGCCCCGCTTCGATCGTGCGCATCGAAGCCAATGAGCATGATCCCGGTGGCGCCGAATTGCACCGCGATATTCAATGCCTGAAATCCACTGTTGCCCCCGGCGCCGATGCTGCCCGGCACATCGGTGAGCAATTCATTACTATGGGCGCTCTCGATCACGATCTGATGCACATCGGCATATCGCGCATAGGCATCATGCGCATATGCGAGCTTGAGTCCGGTGTACTCGGGCAGGCCTTGCCGGTGATGCCACCATGGCCAGTCGCACCCGTAAACCACATCCGCCCACGGGCACAGATTAACATTTTCCTTGATCGCCAGTACATGAATGCGATTGCGCAAGAGCTCGAGCCGCGCTTTTTTGACCGATGGTCCGGACGCGATGATCGCTACACATTGCCCGCGCCAATCTTTCCACCATGCAAACGTGTTCGGCCCGATATCCGCCGCCCGGTTCATGCCATGCCCAACGCGACACGATGCGGCCGAAGCAACCATTCCGCGCCGCGCGGCATGTCAACCGCGGTCGAGCCGATGACCACGCTTTCGCGATTGGCAAACAAGTGCCCCACCGTCAGCAAGATTGCCGCTTTGATCGACTCGGGCACGCGATTGACCGGCGGTTCGGACATGTCCACATAACCGGCCCGGAAGCGGATGCGGACCGCGGTTGACGTTGGCCAGGTGCCATAGAGCTCGGCCGGGATCAAAACATTGTCCGGGCCGGATCGATCGATGCGATAGCTTGCCGCCGGCACTTCGGTTTCAGCGCCGCCGCCATAACTATAGAAAACCCCTAGAACCTCGAGCAGCGGCGGCTTGGGGATTGCGACGCCGCTGCCATCGGCAGGAAAGCCGTCAGTGAAAAAATCCCATGTTTGATTGACCAGCGCGCGCCCGAGAAAATTTTCCGCCGCCAATGTCGCCGCCTGTAGGTAAAGCTCAATGAGCGTATTCTGCGCGTCGTCTTCCACGCGCAAGTGTTGTTTGGCTTCGGCAAGACTCACCGCAAAATCCTCGGGCGCGCTGACCAATTGGATCATGCCCGCACCTTGACCGGTTCAATGGCGATCGCCGGAATAATCTTGCCGTCGGCACCGTTGCGCCCGCGCTTGACCGCAAGCCGCCACGATGGATCGGTTTCCGGCCGGGCCTCGGTTTCGCTTTGCGCGATGAAAAACGAACCGCCCCAGGTCACAGCGTCGCCCGGCTCATAGGCATGGCCGGCCTTGAACACGCCGCGATCAAGCACCAGCGCGGTTCGGATGGTCCGAACGATCGGTTCCCGCCCCTCGCGCATGAAACTGAAAACGATCGTGCGGCCGAAGTCCGGGGTTTCGATCTGGAAATCCTCGAGCGAAAAACCATCGCGGCCGTCGACACCGTTGCGGCCATCCTCACCCTTGAGGCCGGGCAACCCGTCGCGCCCGTCGCGGCCGTCTATGCCTTTTTCGCCTTGCGGCCCCCGGTCACCATCAGATCCTCGGGCGCCGATATCACCTTGCGGACCGGGCTCACCTTGCGGACCGGGCTCGCCTTGCGGGCCGGGCTCGCCCTTTTCGCCCGCTTCGCCTTTCTCGCCTTTTTCACCTTGCTCTCCCTTCGGCCCGAGCTCGCCTTGCGGGCCTGCTTCGGTTTTATATTCCCGCGCCTCGAGCTCGGCAATGCGCTTGATCATCGCCGCAACTAGCTGGTCGCAATGTTCCTTGAGCACCGGAACGACACCCGCCACAACGGCCTGCACTTCGCGATGGTTCATGACGTCGCTGCCCTAAGCTGCGCCTTCGCTTCCCATGCCGCAAAGGCGGTAATGGCCATCAGATCGATGGATTTGTCGCCATCTTCGTCGGTATCGTCAGGTGGGGGCAGCGGGGGGGCAGCGGGGGCAGCGGGGGCAGCAGATGGCGGCGGTGAAGGTGGATTGATGATGTCCTGCGAAGCGGCGGCCGCGGCCTCGAGGCTAACATCCTGTTGTTGCATGTAAACGGTATCGCCGCCTTTGAGCGGCGGCTTGTTCAAGCGCAAGCGGCCTTCGTTTGGAGTCAAGATTGCCGCGTTGACGCCATCGCCGACCGTTTTGTAAAGCGTGGCGGTATCCATGCGCAACAGATCGTCAAGATCAAAGCGGGTGCCGTAGGTTTTGCCGACGATCGCGGTGAGGCCGAGACCTTCATTCAAACATAGCTGCAAATTCATGATGATCGATTGCAGGCATTGCGAATAATATTGTTGGTTCAAAGCCTCAATATTGTTGTAATTCGGCGGCGGCATTGCGCCGATCATATAGGGCGGTACATGGAAAACCGAACAGATGGTTTCGGCGCTCCATTTCAATTGTTCAATCAATTGCGAATCAACCGCGTTGATGCCGACCGATTCGAATTTCATGGCATCGCCGAGCACCGCGATGCGGCCGGCATTGCCGCCGGAATAGTTGCTTTCCCAAAATTCCTTGATGCGCGCCGCGTGTTCATCGGAAATCTCGGTCGGCGCGGTGATGATGCCGCCCGGCCGAACGCCATTCGTGAATAGGTTGGTTGAATTGCGCTGGATCGCCAACCCCTGCGCGGCCGCCAGCGCGCACGCCGTAATCGGCGACACGCCGCAAAGCGGGTGATACAGGCAAACCATGGTATCGTGAATTATTTCGCTTTGCGGCACATAATATTCATCTTCGGCAATGCCGGACAGATTGTCGGAATAAAGTTGATAGTAAATTGATCCATCCTCGGACACGACAACCTTGGTTCGGGTTGGATCAAGTACATACATTGCCACCACAAGGCCGCGCGCATCGCGCTCTTTCAGCACATAGGTATTTCCGTGGATCAGCTTGGACGTTATCCATTGCTCAACGAATTTGATGCGGTTTTGATACCGGTTCGGCCGGCGCAGCACCGGCGAAAAAGCGTTTGAGTCAATTTCCTGCCAAATGCCGTCGGCATCGCGTTGCATCAGGTCAAGCGGCAGCTTGGCGATGTCGGATGAAATCAGGGTGACGCAGGCAAACACCGCACTATGTGCCAAAATGTTTGCCGGCCGTTCCTCGAGGTTGCGTTGCCATGCGCCGGTGAACGGTTCGCGGATGACTGGCCACCAACCGCCGCCCCAGGATGAGGAACCCCACGGGCTCGGCACCGTCGGGGTGATGGCTTTCGCGCGGGTAATCTCGAGGCCGAATAGCCGCATGGGGGCTATTCCTTAGGCCGCATATCGCGCCGCAAGTATCGCGGATTGGTCCGCATTGGTGCGGCGGGCGGCGGTGTTTCCTCGGCCTTCAAGTGCCGGGTTTGCATTTGCGCCGGGGGCGGTGCGATGGTGTGCTCGCCTTGCGGATGTTCCGCCAGCCTTGCCGCGACCAGAACCTTTTTGTCTTTTTCGCGTGGCTCGAATTCGTCGCCTCGCTCAAGATGCCGCCCGTCATACTTGAACCGTTTGAGAGCTCGCAACTTTTCCATCGCATTTTCCTCCGGGGAAAAGGTTGGCGCCACGGCCGACCGGCAATGGCGCCGAAGTTCAGGAGGGGGCAGTGTTACAGATACTTGGCACCCTGGATATATTGCACCGCGGAAGTATGCAGCTTGAGCCACGTAATGAACCGTTCCGCCTTGATGGCGATCAAGTTGCGTTGCCACAGCGAAACCAACACAGTGCTCGCCGTGGTCGGCGAGTCCGGCGCGGTATCCATTTGCAGCGAGGCCTCGCGGCTCATATCGACGCGCACCTCGCCCTCATCCGCCAGCGCCACCATGTCGGTATTGATGGCCACGATCGGATACCCATCGGCGGGACTGCCGCCGGTGGCCACGATGTTTTCCGAAGTGATCACCGGGATCCCTTCGATCGTGCCGCCCGCCACGCTGATGTCGGGGAATTCCTTGACCCCAAGCGCATTGCGCATCAGCCCGAACTTCATGGCGAGCGTTGACGTCATGACCAGTTTGAGGCCTTCGAAGCCCATGTTGGCGGCCGAATAGACCCCGAGCAGCCGGGCAAGATCGTCGCGGAAGTTGTCGGCACTGGTGCCTGATGGGAACAGCGGCGCCACGCCATTGGTGACCGATGCCGGCGACACACCGGTGACCGCCGTTTTGGTCGGATCAAGGAAGTCACGATCGACCAGATAAATACAGGCTTTCACCAACGCATTGCGCACCATCAACTCGGCCGATGGTGTGCCGAACTTCATCAATTCCTCTGTCATCGGCACGATGCCGGCGACCTTGTGGAACAGCAAAGTAACGCTGTCCAGCGCACCGGCCGATACCGGCTTAACGCCCGCTTCACCGACCCATGCCGCGATTGGATCAGCCGTCTGCCGCGGTATCGTCACGTTGAATGGCACGCTTCGAAGCCCGAGCCGATCGACGATCGTTTTCGCGCGCAGGAGCTCTACGAATTCCTGCGCCATCACTTGGGGCAGGCCGAGCACCCCGGCCCATGTGTTGGTTGTCGGGGTGGTGCCGATCGATGCCGGCGCCACCGGCGCCCGCAACACCATCTCAACCTCCGGCGTATCCGAGAAAAACTGTTTCGCGTAGTCCGCGGGGGACATGTAATTTTTGAAGCCGTTGAATTTCGCCGCCAGCACGCGACAGAACATGATCCCGGGC